GGGTCATAGCCGAGGCACCTGCCTTGATTATGGCATTTTGTAGGGACATATTCCTACCTCATTTTACGTAATAAAGGCCTCCAAAGGAGAGCCAAGGAATCCAAAGTCCTCGTAATATTGAGGAAATTGGGGTTGTAAGCCGGAAGTACCGGCTTGGTGATTCCAACGTGACGGATTAGTGTACTGTTCACCCAGTAAAATGCTGGGCTATTAACACACACCATTGGTAAATTTCCAGGAAAAGCAGTGCCACGTAAAAACGTGTAACTACGGGTTTGCTCCCACTTTTGTGAGGTAAAACCACCTTGGAAATCTATTGATGCATTAGGCGTAATTGCCTGTAACCAATCACCAACACGGAAGAACCAATCAACCACAAAGCTATACTTCACGAGTTCCCAAGCAGCAGCAGGTAACTGAGTAAGGTCTAAACCAATGGACCTCAAAAAGATATCATTGCCGGACTGGAGAATTCTCTTGAAATATATGGCCGAATGTGAAAACATGGCCTCTGCTTTGACCTCTTGAGCATAGAATGAATAATTCCACCACGTAAGATAAATCTCCGACGAGGTAGAAGTTTTAGTTTCCACTCTAGCCCCTAATCTGTAGAGAGTATTGAGAATTTCTTCTATCTTTTTATTAATTAACTTAATAATTGACTGTATATCGGATATCAGCGGTAATATGCCGTACCGGTATTGCAGCCATTGATTAGAAGACAAGCTTATAAGATTCTTCGTCCTATACAAGCGGCGATTACGCGAATAAGCCCTAGCCCCAATATCTCGAAAGAAACGGATTAGGTTTTCAAAAGGATGTCTGAGAAGGTGAAGAGTTTCATTCAATTCACCCAGAAATACAGCTAGGTCTGCATCAGGATTATTAAGTTTAGCAAAAACCTTCGCTTTACTATAATTTTCCAAATTTGCATCCCACGCAGGTACAGTTAAACGGAGGGCAATCGTAGGATGGCACATAAAATGACCATCTAGATACGCACCCGTGGTACCTGAATTTGTTATCGTGGTTTTACCAGCTGTACTCATACCACATGACTCATGTATAGTCACAGGATTAGCACGATAAATGCCCGGGAAGAACTTGCCGCCATAAAAAGAGTCGATAGATTTAAAACGACCCGAGGCTGCAGCAGCATTTCCTCTGAATGTGAAAAATTCATAAGGATTGCCATTCTGTAATCCATATTGGATGACAGTTCCAGGACAGTATCGTTTATCCGTGAATTTATAAGTCATATGATACCTCACTTGGACCAAGGCTTTGATAAGAAGCCTTAGCTAGGCGGAATCGCATAC